TTCGTTGGATTGAAAATAAACTAAACCTGTATATGAATAAGATTCTTAAAACTGTTGGAGTTGATTATGTTATTGCTGTGGATACTGATTCTGTGTATCTCAATATGGGTCCTTTGGTTGAAACTATATTCAAGGGAAGAGAGAAAACTACTGAAGGCATTGTCACGTTCCTTGATAAGGTCTGTCAGGTGGAACTTGAAAAGTATATTGAAGGTTGTTACCAAGAACTGGCTGACTATGTAAATGCCTATGAGCAAAAAATGCAGATGAAGCGTGAAAACATTGCTGATCGTGGAATCTGGACAGCAAAGAAAAGATACATTCTGAATGTTTGGGATAGTGAGGGAGTTAGATATGAAACTCCAAAACTCAAGATGATGGGTATTGAGGCAGTTAAGTCTTCTACGCCTGCACCTTGCAGAGTGAAGATTAAAGAAGCACTCAACATTATCATGAACAAAACGGAAGATGATTTGATTTCATTTGTAGAGTCATTTAAAAAAGAGTTTTACAATCTTCCACCAGAGGACATTTCTTTCCCAAGATCTGTAAATGAACTTACAAAATATAGGTCATATCAGACAATTTATACAAAAGGAACACCTATTCACACAAGGGGAGCTTTGCTGTATAATCACTATATCAAGGATAAATCATTGGACTCAAAGTATCCATTGATTAACAATGGTGAGAAGATTAAATTTATTTTCTTGAAGAATGCAAATCCAATTAGAGAGAATGTTATTTCTTTCATCCAACAATTTCCAAAAGAGTTGGGTCTCAATAAATATGTTGATTATGATCTGCAGTTTGAGAAAAGTTTCATTGATCCACTTAAAAGCATTCTGAACTGTATTGGTTGGAGTGTAGAAAAAACAAACACATTAGAATCTTTATTTGCATAATTATGGACTTCTTAAAAGACATCGTAAAAGAAATTGGTGGGGAATATACACAACTAGCAGCAGATATTGATGAGACTGAGACTTATGTTGACACAGGTTCATACATTTTTAATGCACTGGTTTCAGGTAGCATATTTGGTGGTGTATCTGGGAATAAGATTACTGCTATTGCTGGAGAGTCTAGTACTGGAAAGACTTTCTTTTCTCTCGCTGTGGTTAAGAATTTCCTTGATAATAATCCCGATGGTTATTGTCTCTACTTTGATACTGAGGCTGCTGTAACCAAGTCTATGCTGCAAAGCAGGGGACTTGATATTAATAGAATTGTAGTTGTAAATGTAGTTACTATTGAAGAGTTTAGAAGTAAAGCTCTCAAGGCAGTGGATTTATATTTGAAGAAGAAGGAGGATGAACGCAAACCTTGTATGTTTGTGTTAGACTCTTTAGGAATGCTTTCTACTGAGAAAGAAATTGAAGATGCATTAAATGCAAAACAAGTTCGTGATATGACCAAATCACAACTTGTTAAGGGCGCATTTAGAATGCTTACTCTTAAACTTGGTCAGGCAAATATTCCTATGATCGTGACTAATCATACTTATGATGTAGTTGGATCTTATGTTCCAATGAAAGAAATGAGTGGTGGTTCTGGTCTTAAGTATGCAGCATCTACTATCATCTATCTTTCTAAGAAGAAAGAGAAGGATGGGACAGAAGTTGTAGGTAATATTATTAAGTGTAAGACGCAGAAATCTAGGTTAAGTAAAGAAAATAAAGATGTTGAAGTTCGTCTTTATTATGATGAACGTGGTCTTGACAAGTATTATGGTTTGTTAGAGTTGGCTGAAAAGTATGAAGTCTTTAAAAAGGTGGGAACTCGTTATGAAGTTGGAGATGGTACAACTCAGTTTGGAAAAACTATTCTGGAAAATCCAGAAAAATATTTCACATCAGATATTCTTCAAGCATTAGATGAGGCAGCAAAAACAGAATTTAGTTATGGAGTGTAATGGAGAGTATTGAATCTACAATTCTAAAAAACCTTTTATTTAATAATGACTACTGTAGAAAGGTATTGCCTTTTATCAAAGCAGAATACTTTGAAAATTTCCATGAGAAAGTAGTCTTTGAAGAAATCTGCAAGTTTGTTGTTTCCTATGATAACCTTGCTACTAAAGAAGTTCTTCTGATTGAAACAGAAAATAGAACTGATATTAGTGAGGATACATTTAAAACAATTTGTGATTACATTACAAAATTAGATGATACTCCAGCAGAAATAAATTGGATTGTTGATACTACAGAAAAGTGGTGTAGGGATAGAGCAATTTATCTGGCACTGATGGAATCTATTAAGATTGCTGATGGCCAAGATGAGAAAAAGTCTAGAGATTCTATTCCATCAATTCTCCAGCAAGCACTTGCTGTAAGTTTTGACAATCACATTGGACATGACTACCTTGGTGATTATGAGCAAAGATATGAATCCTATCACAAGAAGGAGGATAAGATCCCATTTGATTTGGAGTATTTCAACAAAATCACAAAAGGTGGTATCCCTAACAAGACTCTCAATATCGCTCTTGCTGGGACTGGCGTTGGGAAATCGCTATTCATGTGTCATGTGGCTAGTTCCGTCCTACTGCAAGGCAGGTCCGTTCTCTATATCACTCTTGAAATGGCGGAGGAACGAATTGCTGAAAGAATTGATGCGAATCTTTTGAATGTCAATATCAAAGATATTGTAGATCTTCCCAAACAAATGTTTGATACTAAAGTAAATAATATTGCAAAGAAGACACAAGGTACTCTTATTATTAAAGAGTATCCAACTGCTTCAGCACATGTGGGTCACTTCAAGTCGCTCCTCAATGAACTTGCTCTCAAGAAGTCATTTAGACCTGATATTATTTTCATTGATTACCTTAACATTTGTGGTTCCAGCAGGTATAAGTCAAACTTCTCTGTCAACTCTTATTCTTATGTTAAGGCAATTGCAGAAGAGTTACGTGGATTGGCAGTGGAATTCAATGTTCCCATTGTCTCTGCTACCCAAACCACTAGGAGTGGTTATGGGAATTCTGATGTTGAACTTACTGATACTAGTGAGTCCTTTGGTCTCCCTGCTACTGCTGATCTTATGTTTGCCCTTATTAGTACAGAAGAGTTGGAGCAGTTGGGGCAAATTATGGTGAAGCAGCTGAAGAATAGATACAATGATCCCACAATCAACAAAAGATTTATTGTGGGGATTGATAGAGCAAAGATGAGGCTCTATGATTGTGAACAAAAGGCGCAGGATGATATTCTTGACTCTGGACAAGAAGAAGAGTATAATCCTAAAGAAGAATCTAAAAATAACAAATTCGCTAGTTTAAAATTCTCATGATTGAAAAAGTTGATTTTAATAAGTATCAAAATTTTGTAGATGCAGTAACATCAGATGCATCAAAAGATTTTGTAGCATTTTCTGATCGTATTGTAGAACTGGATCGCAAAGGTGCTAATATTGAACGCCTTCTGACTGCAGGTGTTGGTATTAATGCTGAAGGTGGTGAGTTCCTGGAGATTGTGAAAAAGATGATTTTCCAGGGTAAACCTTGGAATGAGGACAACAAAGATCACTTGATTACTGAACTTGGAGATCTGATGTGGTATGTGATGCAAGCTTGTATTGCGCTGGAAGTTCCTCTTGATTATGTTGTTTCAAGGAATGTAGATAAACTGATGAAACGTTATCCTGAAGGTGCTTTTGATGTATTCTATTCTGAAAATCGTTCTGAAGACGATAGATAATTATAAACTATAAGTAAATGGCAGGATCAACTTCTTTACAAGAACAATGTTCAATTATAGCAATGTATCATGCTATAGATCTTGGTGCTGATTTACGTCCAATGTTAGACATGGACTTAAGAAATGCTTTGCTAAAAGTTTATCCAGGAATGACAAATGATTGGTATATAACATTTCTTGAACAAGCACAAGCTATAAAAAATTATATTGGGGTAAGATCTTCTGATAAAAGTTATAAGTATGGGTGGTATGATGGTTCTCCTGGTTGGAGTTCTGGAAAAATCCCACCAAATAAAACTACCAGAATTATTACTGAAATTTGGGATTTATTTACAAGAGAACAAAGAAATTTATTTGGAAATAAAAAAGATTCTTGGAACACTGCAGATGTCTTTATTGTAAAGGCTTCTAATGAAGGAACTTTATTGAGAGAAATAAAAGATTTACATAAAGAGTTTACTGATACTGCAAGTCCAGAAATTTTTGTGGGCACTCTTAAAACCTATATGTCTAAAGCTTTAAAGGAAGGTATTCTATTTCCAATTTCTCTTAAAATGAAAACCAAAGGTGCAGTTGTAAAAGCTAAAGAGAATAATGTTGATGATGTTCCAGTAGGTGGACTTAATGTAACTGAAGCATTTTTTGATACTGATCCAAATACTTATTTTGATATTGAAAATAGAGGAGAACTTGATTTCAAAGGAAATTCATTTAAATATAAAGCACACTTTCAAATTGGATCATATAAAACAAAATATTTAATTGAACAAAGAATGCAAGGACAATCTTCTAAAGCTGAAGTTAAAGACATAGTTCAAACAGCACCTGGAAAATATAAATCTGCTTCTGCACAAACTGGAATTGTTCCTATCCCAAAGTTTAAAGAATTAATTTTGCAATATTCTGGAGAAGATTATGAACACAATATTCCAAATGTGGGAGTAAATTTTACTCAACAAGAAAGGGATTATTGGAAAGAATATTTTGAAGAAATTTGGAATGATAGCACTTTTTCTGGAAAAGATTTTGGTTCATTAAAAATTATGGGGAAACAATACTCCCCCAAAAATTTTATGGAAATTGCTATTAATATGGACTCAATGACAGATGCTCAAGTTAGATCTGGGTATGGAGTTTCAAAAGGAGATTACTCTGCAAAATTGAGAAACAAATTAAGGCATTTGAGGTTTATGAAAGCACTTATCAATTCCAAAGGATCTAATGGAAATGGTAATTTTGGAAAATTTATTTGTGAGATTTATTATAGAGCTGCAAAAATGAATGTAGACGAAAGTGAGTTAATTGCTCCTTTTATTAAGGTAAGCTCTTGACTCTCGCTAAGTTTTGTGGTATGGTTTAATACAAGAGATTCCTTCGCACGTTATTAGATGATTGATTTGAGAATTGGAGATTGTATTGAGTTGGCAAAACAGCTTGATGACAACTCTATTGATTGCACTGTAACGTCACCACCATACAACAAACAGAAGATTGGTGGTGGATTGTTTCGTAAAATTGAATATGACAACTTTGATGATTCCCTCCCAGAAGATGTTTACCAAGAACAACAGATTGAACTTCTAAATGTTCTCTTTGATAAAACCAAAGAAGGTGGTTCTCTTTTCTACAATCATAAGGTTAGATATTTAAATGGCAATGCTACATCTCCGTGGCAGTGGTTGCCTAAAACAAAGTGGCACATCAGAGAAGAAATCATTTGGAATAGGGGCAGTGGTCCAGAGATTTCTGGATACAGATTCACGCAGATTGATGAAAGAATCTATTGGTTGTGTAAGGGTGCAAAGCGTCCTAAACTACCAAGGAGGTCTGTGAATTATGGTAGTGTCTGGAAGTTTGGTCCAGAGATGAAGAATCCTCATCCAGCACCATTTCCTATTATTCTTCCTTTGCGTTGTATTCAAGCAGTTCTTCAAGAACCTGGAATTGTTCTTGACCCTTATAGTGGTTCTGGAACTACTGGTCTTGCTGCCAAACTTCTTGGCCATGATTATATTGGATTTGATCTGTCTGATGATTATCACACTATGGCAAGAGAAAGAATTAGCAATCCATCAAAGAAAGACCTTGAGAAGTTTAAAGAAGAGTGTGGTATTGAGGTAAATACTGAAAGAGATATCTTTACCCTACTTTCTTGATGGAAGAATTTTTTCAGGATCTAATCAAGATCTACAAGCAACATGTGAAAATTAAACAACTTAAACGAAAAACTATTCAAAATTTTTGTAGATTTTATGTGAGTTTTGTAGACCAGGATAAAGATCCAAAGGATAAGAAAGATAAATATTTACAAATCAAGAAACTTGGTCTGCATTATATTCATAGCAACCAAGATTTGATATATTCAGAAATTAATAAATGAAAAGATTTTCAGAATTTATTTTCGAAGCAAGAGTTTCCCAAGCAGCAACTAAAGCACACAAGCTTGGGTTAACAGGGGATGGTCACGGATATTGGATTGATAAACAGCAGAAGAGAGTCGCAAGAACTTATAAAGGACAACTTGAATTTATATCTGGTAAGAAAAAAGGTAAAGAAGGTGATGGTGAGGAAGACCAAGATAATCAAGAACCATCAAGAGGAAAACCTGGAAAATTCAAAGGACAAAAACCAGGACCTAAAAGATTAGGTTCTACACCAGCACAAGCACCAGTAGCAAAAGCAAAGGCACCTTCCCCTACTGGTGGAGCAAGAGGAGGGGCAGGACAACAACCAGCAGGAAAACCACCTAAAGAAGATTCAAGAGGTGAAGTAGCTACTATTGTATTTGGTAAGTTTAATCCTCCAACAACAGCGCATCAAAAAGCATTCAGCACTGCAAAGCAAACTGCAACTGAAGGAAACTTCTATATCTTCCCAAGTAGATCTCAAGATGGAAAACAAAATCCATTAGATCCTGATCTGAAGATTTCTTATATGAAGGAAATGTTCCCTGAGTATGCAGACAACATTATTGATAGTGATGAGTTTGTTACGATCTTTGATGTTCTTTCATTCTTGAATCAGGAAGGATACACTGGAGTTAATATTGTCTGTGGTGCAGAAAGAGTTTCTGAAATTGACAGCCTTGCAAACAAGAACAATGGACAACTCTATGATTATGTTAGCATGAATGTTATTTCTGCTGGTCCAAAAGATGCTGATGTAGCTTCTGATGCAGCAAGAAAAGCAGTGGCAGAAAATGATTTTGAATCATTTAAGAAGATGTTTCCAAAGAACTTCAAGAAGTCAAAGCAATTATTTGCAGATCTTCAACAGTCTATGAATGTTGAAGAAGGTTATAATCTTTGGCAGATTGCTCCAGAGTATGATTGGAAGGGATTGAGAGAAAATTATATCTTTGGTAATTTATTCAAGGTTGGGTCAAAGGTAGAGAGTTCACACACTGGATTACGTGGTGAAGTAATTCGTTCTGGTGCTAACCATTTGATTTGTGTAACTGAAGAAGGAATTATGTTCAAGTCCTGGATTAAAGATGTTTGTGAGTATACAGAAGTTAAAATGGATAGTATGACAAGGGAACCAGGAAAACCAAATACTCTTGTTGGAACTTCAGGGTATACCAAATATGTTGCATCTATGACGCCAGGAGCAACTGTAGGATCTATAAATAAAAAAAGGAAAGTATTATTTAAAAGTAAATGACTAACATTTGGGCAGATCCTTATAAAGAAATTAGAAAACCATTTTTTGACACAGAATCTTTAGAAGAAGAAAGAGCAAAGAAAGATTATGATGGAGATGGTCAGATTGAATCTGGTGCTAAAGAATATCGTGGTGCAGTTCATAATGCTATCCAGAAAAAGAAGGGTGGCAAACCAGATGGTCAAGATACTTCCAGTGTGAAGGAAGAAGTAGAAGAAATTGATGAAGAACTTACTGGGGAAAGATTATCCAGAGCAGAAACAAAGATGAAATCTTTGGGAAGAAGAAAATCTACTCTTGCTTCAAGAGTAGCATTAAATAGGGTTTCTAGGGGACAAGAAGGAACTGGGGTTCAAGGTGGTGAAAAAGCACCAGTTAAAAGAGGTGGTGGTGGAACTGCTGGTATGGCAAAGGTTTCTGGAACTGGTGGAGATGATATGGATAGAGGTTATGGAAACAAAGCAAAAAGAAGAGCAGCAGCACTTAAGAATGAAGAAACTCTTGTAGAAGTTGAAAAGAAAAACGACTCTAAAGACAAGAAAATTGATGTAATGAGTGGTAAGAATAAAATTGCAATTAACCCACAAATCAAAGAAGAAGTTGAAGCATGGGTTTCTGAACTTGTAGAAGAAGGTTATGATCTTTCTGAATTCACTTGGGAAGAAATGACTGATATCTACCTTGATGAAATGTCAGAAGGAACTGCTGGTATGCCAGCAAGAGGTGATGCAGAAACAGTATCTGTGACCAACCCTCAACTTGCATCAGCAAAGCGCAGAGCAGCACAAACACAGATTGCTGCAGATATGGCTCGAATCAAACTTCAAAGAACATCTGCAATGACAAAAGAATCGTGTGATTCTATTGTTGAGTATCTTTCACAAAGAAATGATGCTTTTGAAAATCTTGAGGAAGGAGTATTTGACCCAAAAAAGTCAAAAATGAGACCAGCATCAGAAAGAACAAAAAATACAATGACTGATGCTCAAAGAGCAGCAGCAAGAAAAGAAGCAGCAAGAACAGCAGAAATTCACAGCAAAGGTGAAACTGTTCTTGCTGGTATGAGATCTCAAGGTAAGAGAGGTAAAGTCAAAACTACCCCTGATGCAAAACCTGCAGCACCTGAAGCAAATAGAACTGTGAGAGGTCGTTATGATAAACTTGCAAAAGCAGCAACTTCTGTTTTGAAGAGTGCTCAAAGATAAATAATTGTAAGTCTATAAAGGTTCAATTATGTCTGCATTAATCGCCTGGTGTGTTGCTAATCAAGGTTTAATTGCAACAGTTTTGTTTGCAATTTCAGAAACTCTTGGAGCAAATCCAAAAGTCAAATCTAATGGAATTCTTTCACTTATTATCCTTCAGGTTCAAGCACAACTGAAGAACAAAGGTGCAAAAGATTTAACACCCTGAATATAATTTACAATCTATTTTAATGGGAGATCCTTTGAGGGTCTCCCATTTTTATAAATAATTTAAGAAAGAAACTACTTAGGTAAAAAGAATGGCACTCTGGGGAAATAACGATAACAAAGGTTCAGGTGGAACAGTATCTTTAAATTATTCAACTTTGGTAGTTACTGGATCTGGAACAACCTTTGGCCAAGTTGGAGCTGCTGCTACTGGTAATGTAATCAGATTTGGATTTAGAGGTTCGAATGGAACTTATTTTGGAGATGCCGTTATTGTTGGAATTGCAAGCACCACTCAACTTTCCATTGCATCTACTGCTGGATTAAGTGGAGCTGCAATTGCCTCTACAAGTTTTTATATTAGTGAACTTCCAAAATATACAGTTTTAGATTCTACTTTCAGTGAAGCATCTTATGGTGTAAATGATAAGCAAGTCTATGGAATCTCAACATCCTCTGAGTATGTTCCTGCTGCTTACAGAGGATTTACCCATCAAGGTTGGGTTGGCGTTACAACTTACACAGATATGCATGGTAATGTAAGAGTTAAGAGTGAAGTTCTTGTTGCAATGTCTGGCATCACAACTGGAACTGATGGAATTATCTATCCAACACCTAAAAAATAATCTATGAAGTTTGATGAATTGAATGAGGACAACTATATTTTATTTGCTATCAAATATTATGATAATCCTCAAGCAGTAACTAAAGAAGATTTTTTTGAAGATTTAAGTAGATTTAAATATATCAAAAAATTGTTGAGGAGATATGTAAAATCTGGAGAGTTGAAAACAACCCTTCTGATTAATCATTTTATTATTGTTTTTAATGTTTTTAATGATGCTGCTTTGCCACTATTGTTTTTTAAAATAGAAAAAG